TTCGCCATATGTAGACGACAGCCTCGTCGGATTCAAGGAGGGACAGACGTATGCCGACTACATATGGCGAAGGCGGCCGGGTGATCGAGCACGAGGGCGGCACGCCGCCGGCGGCGGCGCCAGCGACGCCCGAGACACAACAGCCGGTTGAGAAGACCACCGAGACCACGAAGCCGCGGCGGCCGTCGCGCGCGGTGAAGGCGGCCGTCAAGCAGATGAACGCGCGCCAGGCGAAGCAGCCAAAGGCGCCGACGGAGCGGCGGCGCGTGCTGGGGAAGCACCGCAAGTGAGCATCGGTCCCGACCCCGGCGAGTGCATCGTCTGCGGGGCGCCGCACTGTTCGTGCGGCGGTGGCGCGATCGAGGTCGTCCAGCTTCCGCAGCGGGACGCGGCCGCCGAGCTCGCGCGGACGTCCACCGCGACCGCGGCCGCCGTGCAGGCGACGCTCCCGCCAGGGCACTTCACGAGCGGCACCTATCGCGGTGAGGGGAAGCGGAAGCGGTGAGTTTCACCATGCCGCCGTTCTGGGCGCAAGCATACGGAAGCGCCGCCGCGCCGCACGCCGTCTCAGTCCGCGTGACGCCGGCGGTGGCGATCGCGTCGTCGTCGGTGGCGAACCCCTCGGTGATCACCACCGCGACGCCGCACGGCCTGGCCAGCGGCGACACCGTCGCGATCGCGGGCCACCTCGGATCGACGCCGGCGGTCGATGGCGCGCGCGTCGTGACGGTGCTCAGCACGCTCTCGTTCTCGATCCCGCTTCAAGTCACCGTCGGCGGCACCGGCGGCACGGTCACTCGGACCATCGCGGCAGACTTGCTCTCGCTCGCCGAGGTGAAGGCGTACGCGCGGCTCTCGACCACCGACACCAGTCTCGACGCTCTGTTTCCGCGCTTTCTCGCCTCGGCGCGGGCCAAGGTGCAACAGGACACCGGGATCGTCCTGCTGGCCGAGACCTACGACGTGTTCTTCGATGCGCTCCCGCGCGACCGCACGCCGGTGGAGTTGCCGTGGCGGCCCGTGGCGACGGTCAGTTCGATCGTGTCGATCGACACGGCCGGGAACGTCCAGACGCTCGGCGTCAGCAACTACACGCTCGACGCCTCGAGCGAGGCGCCGTACCCGGCGCGGCTGGGCCTGACGCTGAGCGGCGCCTGGCCCTCCGACCTGCGCCCGTTCCAGCCGTACGTCATGCGTCTCGTCGCCGGCTTCGCCTCGGCCGCCCTGGTCCCGCCGGCGCTCGTCCAGGCGGTCGGGATGCTGGCCGGGTTCTACGCCAACGAGGGCAGCACGCGCTACGTCGACGCGACGCTGGCCGATACGTATGAGGACACCATCGCGCCATATCGCCTGGTGTGCGTGGCCTGATGCCGAGAGCCCCGGTCATGCGCGAGCGGCTCACGATTCAGGAGAACGTCCCCGATCCGATCGGCGTGACGAGCCTCACGCGAAACACGACCACTGGCACGGCGCTGACCGCGACGCCGCACGGATTCACGACCGGCGATTTCGTCCTCGTCGCCGGCGCCGTCCCGCCCGGCTACAACGGCAAGGTCAAGATCACCGTGACCGGCGCCTCGTCGTTCACCTACGTGGTGAATGTGGCACTGGCGACGCCGGCGACCGGCACGATCACGGTGACGTACGTGTCCGACGCCAGCGGCGGCCGGAAGATCGGGTGGGCGGACTACGCCACGGTCTGGGCCGAGCTCCTGCCGGTGCGCGCGCTCGAGCGGCTCCAGGCGCAGGCGCTCCAGGCGCAACTCGACTACCGCTTCCGTATTCACACGCGCGCGGACCTGGTGCCGCAGATGCGCGCGCTCTGGACGCCGCAATGGCCGGCCGGCGCCGGGCAGCACACGCTCGAGATTCACGGCCTGCCGCCCGACGGCGATGGCCGCCAGTACATGTTCCTCGAGTGCGGGGAGGTCGTCTGATGGCCTACCTGCTCCCGCTCACGGCCGTCGGCGACGCCGTCTACGCGCTGTTCCAGGACGCGGCACTGTACGCGCTGGCGCTCGGCGGCGTGCAATCTGACGTGCCTGAGAGCCCGGACTACCCGTTCCTGTGGCTCGAGCTCTTACACACCGCGAACTACGGCGGCCTGGGCACGCGGCCTGGGTCGGGCTCGGTGCCTGGCGTCACGCTGCGGCTCCACGTCTTTCAGAGCAACAACGGGACGATGCGCGACGCGCAGGCGGTGATGGCGCGCGCGATCGATCTGCTGTTCACGACGGCGCTCGTCGTCGAGGGCTACACGGTGTGCAGCGGGACGCCGCTCCCGGAGATCGAAACGATCCCGCTGGCGGACGAGGAACTCAACGGCGTGAAAGTCAAGGAGTTGGTCACTAACGTCGACCTCATCGTGCAGGAGATCGCCGCATGAACGAGCAACCGACGCGCCCGCCGCTGGTCGATGCGTCCGGCCGACCCGCGCGCCAGGCGGCCTCGGCCGACTGTCCGCAGTGTGGCGCCGACAAAAAGAAGCGCGGCCCGTCGTGCGGGTTCGGCATCCGTCGCCCGACCTGCTACGTCTGCGGCTACAAGTGGGAAGACGAGGTCTGGCATGACTGAACTGAAGGGGAAAAACTTCCGCGCGGTGCGGCGACTGTCGACCGCCGCCGACGAGACGCTCGCCGAGGAAGGCGAGACCTGCGAACGCGTGCCGGTGCAGAGCCTCGCGCCGCTGCTGGCCAGCGGGCACATTGAACCCGCGACTCGCGCGCGCCGGCGCGATGAGGAGGCCTGATGCCGCTGTTTGGCTCGTCGCAGTTCGGCGTGCTCCTGGTGGACGGCTACAACCTGCTGTCCGCGAAGGTCAAAGACTTCTCGCACGAGGTCGAGGTCGAACTCGAGCCATCGGAAGGCCTCGGCGATCTGTGGCGCGCGACGCTGCCGACCGGGATGCGCAAGGCGACCATCACACAGGGCGGCGCGTTTTTCGATTCGACGGCCGCGGGGATTCACGACGCGATGAAGGGCGCGCCTTTGACAGTCCGGCTGGTCGCGTGGGCGGAAGCGGGCAACCTGATCGGCGCCTTGTTCACCGCCTGCCAGGGCGCCTTCTCGATGAAGTACGCGCCGCTGTCGGCGCTCGGCAAGCTCACGAAGGCCAACGTGTCGTATCAGGTGAGCGGCCAGCTTGACGACGGCGTCATCCTGCAGAACGCCGTGGCCAAGACCGTGGACTGGAACACGAAGACGGACGGCGCCTCGGTCGACTACACGCTCGACCCTGGCCAGCGAGCGATCCCGATTACGTCGAACACGCTCGCGAACCCGTCGGTCGTGACCACGCCGATCCCGCACGGCCTGGCGACGAGCGACATCATCCTCATCAGCGGCGTCATCACCTCGACGCCGTCGATCAACGGCCAACAGACCGTTACTGTGATCTCGCCCACGCAGTTCTCGGTCCCGGTGAACGTGACCATCGCGGGCACCGGCGGATCGTTCGTGCGCGCGAACACGAAGCTCGGCGGGGTCGGGTATCAATTCGTCAGCGCGTTCTCAGGGTTCACCGGGTTCGTCGGGAAGATCCGCAGCTCGCCCGACGACATCACGTACGCCGACCTCGTGACGTTCAGCAACGTCGTGGCGGCGCCAGCGGCGGAACGCCTGACCGTGGCGGGCACGATCGATCGCTATCTCTCGTTCAACGGCGACGTGACGGGCGCGGGGTCGATCACGCCGTTCGTCGGGTTCAAGCGCAACTAGGACAGGAGCACACCATGGCCGTAGGGATTCAAGGATCAACCAGCGTCACCGTCAGTCTCACCGACAGCGGCGGCACGCCGCGGCTCATCACGAACTTCGTCATGGAGCTGGGCGGCGCGGAAATCGAGGTCGAGCTCCAGTCCTCCGAGGCGTTCGGCGACCTCTGGAGAGAGTTTGCGCCGACGGGCATGAGAAAGGTGGCGCCGATCCCCGTCAAGGGGCTGTTCGATACCACCACCGTGACTGGCCCGCACGTCGTGCTGCGTCCCGGCGATGCCGACGCGCTGCCGACGTCCACGGCGCGGACGCTCGTGATCGTGTTCGGCGACGCGAAGACGTTTACCGTCTCGTGCTGGTTGAACAAATACAGAGTGGCGCCGTCGAATGGCAAATTGACCGGCTTCGAATCGACGCTGCAACCCACCGGCGCCGGCGTCTGGACGTAGACCGTCGTGAGCATCTTCGCCAGCCAGACGCAGTCGGAGCCGATTCCGATTCCGTTCGACCCGCCGCACACGGTGATCGTCCGGAAGCTGACCGGCCTCGAGTGCGACGCGGCTCGAGAAGCGCACGCGACCGGCGTGGCGGCGGGCGGTTCGCGCCTCTGGGCGACGAAGTTCCGGCGCATCCTCGAGGGCAGCCTCAGCGACAAGCGCGAGGTCGAGCAGGCGATCGCGGACCCGCTGACCGGATACGACCGCTACGCGCTCGTGCGGGCTGGTCTCGTGGCGTGGACGTACCCGCAGTCGATCAAGCCGATCCCGGCGCAGCCGGCAAGCAACGGCAAGCCGGCGGTCGAGCCCTAC